TCCTTGCTCGCCCGCGTGGTCGCCGCACGCTCGATCAACGTGTCCAGTTCACCCGCACTCATGGCGGAAAGGTCGATGGGTGCACGCATGGGCTATCAGTTCGCTCGCGATTGACGATCACCCCATGGTAGGCCCGCCCTGGCATGCACCGCCCTCGATCGCGGATCTCCGACGCCCTCGTGGAGCGGAGCTTGCTCCGCTCGCCACGCATGAAGCGAGCCGGGCACGCTCGGCTCTGCGGCATCGCGGCGAAAACGCCATGGCGGGGTCGGCGCCCAGGATCAGACGCACCAGCCAACGCTGTGGCCGTGCTGTTCGCGAACCCGGAAGGATGGTGCCGACGGAGGGAATTGAACCCCCGACCCACGCATTACGAATGCGCTTGTAGGCCCTCGCCAAGCATCACGCTCGGTAACGAGAACCCCAGCAATATCGGGCATCACAGCCGGTCCAAGGATCACACTTCCTAACGCTGGGTAACGCATGCTATCGTCGCCAAAGTTACCCTGGGTAACCGCCGCGACCCACGCATGCCGACCAAAGACTTCACCACGAAGGGCATCGAGGCGCTGATCGCCAAGCACCCGGCCGTGCGCGTCGACTACTTCGACAAGGCGCACAAGGGCCTCTGCCTGCGGGTCCACGGCACCAGCGCTGTCTGGTACGCGATGCGCCGCGTCGACGGGAAACTGTTCCGCGTGAAGCTCGGTCCCTACGGGGACGCCATGGGCCTGAAGGAAGCACGGGCCAAGCTCGCTGAGCTGAAGGAGAAGATCGAGAAGGGCGAGCATCCGCAGACCAGCGTCGCGCGTGAGCGAGCCAAGCTGGCTGAGGCGCGCGCCAAGGATCGCGAGCGCCTGTTGTCGGTCCTGGCGCCCAAGTGGCTCGAGGTGCACCAGCTCCCGACCGGCAAGCGCTCCCGCACCCTGTCCGTCCCGATCGTCCGCGACTACAAGCGCCATGTGGCCGCCCTGGTGGCCGAGTTCGGCGACCGCGATATCGGCACCATCAGGCACAGCGAGCTGCACGCCTATCTAGAAGGAGTGCGGTTGCGCTCCGCTGCGGAGGCCAATAAGGCCTGGACCGTGCTGCGCCGGATCTTCCGGTATGCCCGAGGCGCGCTGAACCTCACGAACAACCCCGCTGCCGACATCGACAAGCCCGGCTCGCATGCCGAGCGGACCCGCGTCCTGAACCGGGACGAGATCCGGACCGTCTGGCGCGCCTGCCTGCTTGCCGGCTATCCCTACGGACACGCGATGAGATTCGCCCTCTGCACCGGCCAGCGTATCGGCGAGGTTGGCGCCCTACTCCGCTCCGACCTGGTCGAGGACGGCGCCTGGTGGATCCAGCGGACCAACAAGAGCCGCCGTAGGACCGATGTCCACCTCGCCAGTCTCGCGCGCGCGATCGTTGAGTCCTGCCCGAAGTTCGACGACGACAAGCCCCACGTCTTCAGCGCAACCGGTGGCGAAGGCCCGCTCCGCTCCGATATCTGGTCGCTCGCGATGCGCCGGCACATCGAGCCTGCGATCGAACTCGCCTACGCCGAGGGGCTGCCGAAGCTCACCGGCCCGTTCACCCGGCACGACCTACGCCGCACGGTCTCCACTGGACTGCGGGAGTGGTGCCTCGCCGACCACGATGCGGTCGAGCGCGTGCTGAACCATGCCGTCAGCGGCCTACGCGCCCACTACGACCAGGCGACACACAGGCCGCGGGTCGAGGTCACGTTGAAGCGATGGGACCAGGAATTGCGAACCATCTTGAACCCGGCGCCGGCCGACAAGTCCGGCACCGTTACGTCGCTGCAGGACCAGCGGCGGAAGCGCGCAAGGAGCGCATGAGCCGGCGACCCGCTGGGATTGGCCCCCAGCGGGCGCCGTAACCACAACCCACACATGAGGTGGACCATGGCTATCGCAAGTACAAACGCAACGGCACCGGCGCGCAAGCCCGGCCAGAAGCTGCTGATCGACACCGGTCGGCTGACCGTCCGCAGGATCGCGAAGACGGAGAGCGCTCTACTCGGCGCCCTGAAATCGTTGGGGCCTGTCGAGAAGGCAACGCTGGTCGCGCTTGTCGACACCCTCTCGACGAGGAAGAGGAAGCACAAGACGGTCGGCGCGGAGGGCACGTCATGACTTACGAAGCTGAAGAGATGGTGATGGCGTGGGGCGAGAATGGTCTGGAGCCTACGCCGGCAAGCCAGGTCGTCATGATCGAGGCGCTGCCTGTTGGGGAAGGAAATCTCGTCATTCCGGCGACGCTGCGGTCGCTCGGGCGAGGCTGTGCGGACGGGCGATACGTCCCGATCAGGCTCCTCGCAATCGAGATGCCAACCAAGCGCAACGGGCGCAGCTACGTCCGCGTGTGCTTTGCCACTCAACGCCATCTGAAGTGGACGACGCCGAGCGGTGAGCCGGTCTATGGCGAGCGCAGCGAAGTAGCGGTTCGCAACAAGGGCGATGCATTCGACGCGCTCTTCGCGGGGCTGACGCCGCGCGAACGTGTACGCATTCAGAACGCTGGCATGCGTTGGGACGCCATGCGCGCGAGGGCAATGCCATGAGCAACGAATCCCACGCGTATGACGCAGCACACGAGGCGGTCAGGCGGGCGGATGCGATGGTCGCCATGCTGATGGCCCGCACGCAGGACGCGCTGGAGGTCCGGGAAGAGGGTGTGGAGCCCGAATTCAGGATGGACGCCTTCCAGTTCATGAGCTTCGTCGATTGCTTGCAGGATCGACTGGAGCAAGCGCGAGCGGCACTCAACAAGCTGACGGGCGAGACGATTGAGGATCGCCAGGCCGCCAGCGATGCGAGCGATCCAAATGACGGGCTGATCGAGTTCAAGGTCGTGGCGCCTGTCTCTGCGCTCGCTCCCGAGGACCGCTAGCCATGAGCCTCGATCCCGAACTCGAAGAGATTCTCGACGACGTTATGGTTCGGCTCGACAAACTTGCCGCGAAGCGAAGGTTAGGGATTGCGATCTACGGTGGCGAGGTGTCGTGTCCCAGGGCACTGGATCTACTCGCCGGCCGCTGCAGGAATCCCAACCCATCCGAACTCAGTGACCTCGCCACAATCAACGGTGGCCGTCCGACGTTGACGGTCGTTCGGTGACCCACAAGTCCGCCAGCAAGAAGCCGCCCGCGCCGGCGCAATCCGGCGCGGGCAGCAATGAGGAACAGTCGCAAGCTGATATGGACGACAGCGCCCGGGAGTATTACGCCAGCTCCTTCCCGGACCTCTTCCCTGACCTAAGGCTGAAGAAGATCGCCCTGGCAATTGGGCGCGGTGACCCCCTCGATGCGGCAGACGCTCGGCGCATTTCGGAAGCGCTGTTGCGCCTCAGTGATCGCAAGTTACCACTGAAGCAACGGCTGACTCGCATTGCTCGAGACCTTGATCTCACCGCACCTCGTGGCAGGTTCGGGCGAAGCCGGATGACTGCGGGTCAAGTTGTAGACGATCCGGCATTGAGAGTCGCTTGGGCCATCGCACTTGCGGAGGAACCAGGTACGTCACTGAATGCGGCCACGGATCGTGCGCTTCAGGAATTGAGTCGTCGCGGATTTGACGTTCCGGACGCACGGACAGCTCAACGGTATCGCAAGATGTATTCGAGCCAAGTCGACTCGTTTAGGCGCGACCTAGAGAGGCTGCCGTTCGAGAACGCTGTACTCGACTGGGCGCGGTCAAACGTTCCAGGATTCGAAGCGATGCCCTGGCCGTCGATCGTGCGCGCGTATCGAAACCGCGACAACAATTCGACCTGATTTTCTGTCGTGACGTAGCGTAGACCACGGGACAACGATGCCGCACCCTGAATAAGGACGTGCGGCATGAAAGACAATTGTGATGCCTTGATCGACGCCGCTGGCGTTCGGCGCCTCTTCGGCGGCCGTTCCGCGATGTGGCTCTGGCGCCGCATCAAGGACGGCACCCTGCCCTCCCCCATCCGCATCGCGTCGCGCAACTACTGGCGCGAGCGCGACGTCCAGGACGTGATTGCCCGCGGCGAGCAGTCGAAGGCGGCGGCGTAATGGGCCCGACCGCGAGCATGGTCGCCGCAACCATCCAGGCACAGCGCACGCTCCACGCTCCGACGACCAAGGACCTGCGCGACGCCACGTCGACGCTGCTCGGCCTGGTTGCCGACGTTCGGAGCCAGGAACGCGGCGCCGACGAACGCCTGGCGCACATCGCCCGCCACCTTGGAGGCATGGAGCGCTTGGCTCTCCGCTTGGCTGCTGTCGCCAAGGCGGCGCCGCACGGCGAGCACCAGGACGGATAGCAGTGGCTACCGTCAGCGCCAAAGTCGGTTCGCGCAAGCCGCTCCCTCCGTACGCACGCGAGGTCCTCGAACTGCTCGCCGCCGGCCGTCCGGTGAACTGCTTCATCTACGCCGGCGCTCACCGTTGGGAACGCGCCAAGAACCGACGCACGTTCGCGGGCCCGGGATCTGCAATCGTCCTGCCCGTTGGTGCTGAACCCGCATCCTTCACCTGGCCGCCCATTACGAACCCTGTGGTCGACGGTAGCGAACTCTCCGACGCCGAACGTCACGCGATCGGTAGTGCGCTCGTTGAGGCTGGCGCGTTCGGCGTCTGGCTCTTGGACTTCAACCGCGCCGCGATGCGGTTCGTCCCGAGCTGGGACCTCGCCGCATGACCGATTCCAACGAACAGCGCCGCGAGTGGCCGACGGCCGATCGGCTCGCAGAAGCCGCTACCGGAGCTCGGCCCTTCACGCAGGTGCACGTGCCGATGAAGCCGCCGGTCGAGGCCGTCCGCTTCGTCCGCGTCGGAGACCTGGTACGCGAGGTGCGGCCCGTCTCCTGGCTGGTGAAGGGCAGGCTCGAGCGGAACACGACCGTCATGTACTACGGGGAGCCTGAAGGCGGGAAGTCGCTACACCTGCTCGACCAAGAGTTGCACATCGCTGCGGGCATGGACTGGCACGGACACCGCGTCACGCAGGGTGCCGTGTTCCGTCTGTGCCCCGAAGGTTCCGAAGGATTGAAGCGCCGCGCGCGCGCCTGGTCGATTCGCCACGGCGTGTCCCTGGACGCGCTGCCGCTGTTCACGCACACGGTCGCGCTCGACCTATCCGATCCCGCTGCAGCCCTCGCCGTCGGCGACGCGGTTGCGCGCTTGGCGCGCGAGGTCGGGCAACTCCCGCAGCTCGTGACTGTCGATACGCTGAGCCGCCACCTGGGCGGGGACGAGAACAGTAGCGCCGATGTCGCGCGCTTCATCGCTCACGTCGACGCCCATGTGCGCGAGCCCACCGGTGCGTGCGTCTCCCTGGTGCACCACGTCGGGCACGGCGACAAGTCCCGCGCCCGAGGATCCACTGTCCTGCGTGGTGCCGTCGACACCGAGTACCGCGTCTCTCGTGACCCCGAAACCGGATCGGTTGAGGTCGCGTGCACCAAAGCCAAGGACTGGTCGCGGCCACCGCCGATGCACTTCCGGATCAGCAGCGTCGACCTGGGCATCGCTGACGAGGACGGGCAGCCGGTCACCGGTGCCGTCATGGACTCGATCGACGCGCCGTTACCGACCGGCTCCGCACAGCGACCGACAGGCGCGAACCAGCGCAAGGCGCTCGACACGCTCCGCAGGCTCCAGGAGGACCACCAGCAGCGCCTGCAGGGCGGAGGCTTCGATCCTGCCGGTGCTCGGGTCTCGGTCGAGGAGTGGCGGGCTGCCTGCGCGCTGGACAGGTCCCGCTGGCGGGAAGTCTTCGACGGGCTCAAGTCCCGCGGTCTCATTCACCTGGATTTGCCCCATGTCCGACCTGCCGGCTGATCGGTGCGTGCGCAGCGTGCGAACGTGCGATGTCTATAGACACATCGCACTCGCACGCACGCGCACCTCGCACGGGTCGCACGGATTCGCACGCCGTTCGCACGCGAGTTCGCACGGTGTTCGCACGCCCCTCGGAGGGCGGGGCGAAAGTTCAGGACCCTGCGCGCCGACACGTGTGCCCAGTCGTTTTGTCGCACGTGCAACCCAGACATCCGAAAAATGAGGTTCAGCTGATGCCAACCCGCATTCCCCGCCGATTGAAGCTGGTCCATGGGACGCTGCAGCCATGCCGGGACCGCCCCGAGCTTGAACTGCCGCCCGTCGAAGGCGCACCCGAACCGCCCGATTTCCTCGACATCGAGGGCGCAAAGGAATTCACCCGCGTCGCGGGCATCCTGACCGCCGCGCGTGTCCTTGCCGCCGCCGACCTCGGTCTGCTGACCGCCTACGCGGCGCAATGGTCAGTTCTGGTGAAGCTCTGGCGCCTCGGAATGCGGCCGCTTGCAGCTGAACTGATGGCCTTCACCCGGCTTGCTGGCGAACTGGGACTGACCATTCGCTCCCGCGCATCGCTCCCGCCTGCACCCGAAGCGCCGAGGAAGAATCCGTTCGACAACCTCGGGCGTCGACCGGAACCGGACCCTGGGGCCGATCCGTCGCCGCGCGCGCGGAGGAAGCGTCAGTGAACGATCGCAGCGCACTCGCGATTCCGCACTTCGTCGGTGCGGAGGTGCTCGCGGAAGTTTCGGCAGAGCTCAACCGCCAGTCGAAGGTACGTGGCACGAAATGGATCAGCGCCTGGGACTCCGACACTGGGTTCGCGATCGTGGTCGGCGTCATCGTCGGCCAGGTCTCCGTGTTCGTAGTCCGCGGCCCGCTTGATCGAGAAGACGCGGCCGCGCTCATCGGCGTGTTCGAAGAGCAACCGGTCGAAGAAGCAAACCGACCCCATACCATCAACTAGACGAGGAAAACCGCCATGAAGGCAACGAAGGTCAGCAACGAAGTCCGCGACCAGGTGTTCGATACGTGGCTCGCATCCCCTGCCGGGCGCAGTGCGGCCGAGACTGTCGAGCGCATGCAGCGCATGAAGTCCGAGGGACCGGCCGCTCGAAAGAGCCTCGAGGATGCGCGCGCTGCCTCCGCAACTGCCGTAGCTGGCGCCCATCGCGAGCTCGCGGCACGCGAGGCCGAGCACGCGGCCGCACTCAGCAGCTACCGCGCAGCAGCGGCCGCAATGGGGCGCGCACGCAATCACCTGCGCGCGGTCGACGACAAGTCGCGATCGATGGTGGCTGCAGCCGAGCGCAAGTTTCGGTCGCTCCTGGACCCCACGTTCCGCCAGGCCGTTGATGCGCTTGCTTCCCACGTCGCGAACCACTCGAGGCTGGAGCGATTGGGCACGCCGAGCGAACAATACGTTCGCGAGGGCGAGCGCGCGTCTTCGCTGCTCGCTCGTGCCGCTGTTCTGACCAATGCGGACGTGCCCGACTTCGACGCCATGCTGGCCTATGTGGACGAAGTCGACCGGTTCATCGCCGAGCACCCACTCTGGGAGCGGAGCGACGGCGGAGGCAACCGACTCCGCGGAGTCGCCACCGCACGGAATGCTGAAGTCAATGACGCGACGGCACGAGAGGACGCCTTCAACATCGCCGAGCGGTTCATGGACCGCGCGACCGCGCGGAAACGCACGGTTGTCGGCAAGGGAGCACCGCGATGAAGGTGGTCGGACGACTCCCCGTGGAACTCGGCCCGGCCCAACTTGCCGGCATCCTGCTCGGTTACGTCGCACGAGCTGCGCAGGACCCCAGACACCAAGCCGATGACGAATGGCGAACCTGGCTGCAGCGATCCACCGACGAACTGACCGCGATCGTCCGCCGGCAGGCCACCAGCGACATCGGGTACGCGGCCGTCGCGCTCGGGGCGTTTCACGGGATCGCTGGTCGCGATTCGACCTTCCTGCCGATGCGTGAGCTGAGCGCCGCCATCAGGTCCGCGCTCAGTCAATGACCGAGCGGCGGGCATCCATGGAGATCCTGCGGCAGGCGCAACTTGCGATTGCGCAGCTTGACGAATGCGTCCGCGCTCTAGCCTCACATGCGGGGCGCGAGTCGCCCGATACCGAACTGGCAACCGGTCCGTCTGGCCGAACCGAGCGCGCAACGCTTGCCCGAAAGCAGGCAGGGGCGAGACGTCGAGCCCGCGCGCAGGCTCTTGTGCCCGTGCTGCTGGCCGGCGGCGCCGAGCCCGGCGAGATCGCCCGCGTGCTCGCAGAACGTCTCGCATGCTCGCCGCGCCATGCGGCGAGATTGCTCGGACAGATCGTGGACAGATCGTGACGATGTGTCCGTTTCTCGTGGCACCGTTTCCCCATGGAAGTCGTAGCCGCCCACGCCGCACAACCTGACGCACCCCGTTCGGTCCTGTTCGTCGACCTGCGCATGGCGCAGGCCCTGTGCCGCACCACGGACGGACGTTCGACCTGGATTGACCTACGGATGCACCCTGCGCACTCCGCAGTCTGGCGGCAGATTCCCGACGCAGACCTCGAGCGCATTGCGCGCGCGACGGCGGCGCGCCGACAGCTGGCGCAGGCTGCGGCATGAGCGCAGCGATCGGCTCAGTTCAAATCGAGCTTGAAGCCAGGCTCGCGAAGTTCGAGTCCGACTTCGGCCGTGCTGCGCGCATCCTTGAGAAAGAGATGGAGCGGATGCGGCGCCAGGTCGACGGGCAACTGGCGAAAATGTCGGGCCAAATGTCGCAGTTCGGATCGAAGATGGAGGCCACGGTCCGCGGCATGCTCGGAGCGTTCAGTGTCGGCGCGCTCGTGGGCTTCGGCCGGCACCTGATCAACACCGCCGACAACATCAACGACCTGAGCCAGAAGTTCGGCATCAGCACCCAGGCGCTGTCCGTCTGGCGACTCTCGGCCGAGAAGTCCGGCACGTCGCTCGACGGCATTGCCGCGGGCGCGAAGATCCTGTCCAAGGACCTCGCGGATACCGAGGTCAAACTGCGCTCGATGGGCATCCAGTTGCGGGATCAGGCCGGCAACGTGAAGCCCATGGAAGCGATCATGGAGGAGATCGCGAAGAAGGTCGCCGGCTACACGAACGAGGCGAAGAAGGCGGAGTTGATGACCGCGCTGTTCGGGAAGGCGGGCGTCGACCTGATCCCCTTCATGAACGACTTCGGCAAGAGCGTCGACGATGCCAAGCGTCGCGCGGCCGAGTTCGGCGCGGTGGTGGGCCCCGGGCTGGCAAGCGCCTCGGACGAGTTCAACGACAACGTCCGCGACATGCAAGCGGCGCTGGAGGGCGTCGGGAACAGGATCCTCGAGCAGGTGCTGCCGGCGATGAGCCAGGCGGCCGAGGCGACGGCGAAAATGCTCGCCTCGATGCGCGACAGCGGTGGCATCGCCGTCCTCAGCAATGCCATCGCAGGGCTCGTCCAGAACCTCGACGTGCTGTCGGTGTACCTCGCGTCCCGCATCGCGATCGGCGCGGCCGTGGCTGGGTTCACGACCCTGACCGCCGCAGTCACCTCGACCACCGGCGCGATGGCGCTGCTCAACGGAGCGATGGGCATTCTGGGCGGTCCCGTTGGCCTGATTGCCCTGGCCGCTACCGGGCTCTACGCCTACGCCTCCGCGTCCCTTGCGGCGCGCGACGGCAGCAATGAACTCGCCAAGGCGCAAGGGATCGCGATCGGCCTCACGAAGGACGAGATCATTGCGAACCGTGGGCTGACCCAGGAGCTGCTCACCCAGGCCAAGGCGAAGCTTGCGCTTGCGGGGCAAGACATCGCGCAGCGGGAGAAAGAGCTGGCGGACGCGCAAGCGCAGTACGGAAACGCACGTATTCGCGGCGGCGCCGATCCCCTGGTCGGCTTCCGTATGAGGCTCGAAAGCGCCAAGGCCCCTGTCGAGGGGCTTCGGAAATCGATCCTGGGAATCTACGACGCGCTCTACAAGACCGACGACCAACTGCTCGAGTTCGGCAAGACGACGACCATCGTCACGCCCAAGCTCGAAGACTCCACCGATGCGGCGAGGGCTGCCGCAGCCGCCGAAAAAGACCTCGCCAAGGCCGCCGCAATCGCCGCGCGCATGCAGGGCGAGTTGGCGAAGCGGAACGAGGAGGAAGAGAAGGCCGTCCGAGCGGTCCAGATCGCGACCGACCGGTACAACCTTTCGGTCGCCGACACCAATGCGGCCCTCGAAGATGAGCTCCGTCTTGCCGGACTCTTCGGCCCTGAGCGCGAAGCCGCGGAGCGCGCAGTACGCGCCCATCGCCAAGCCCTGGACGAGTTCCGGGACTCTCAGGGCACGCTGAACCAGATGACGGAGGAAGGGCTCGCGATCCGCGAGCAGGACCTCCGCAAGACGTACGACGAGATCGCAGCGCGGCGGGAGCTGACCCGCGCCACAGAGGAGTTCACCAGCGCCAGCAAGCGCGCAGTGGAAGACGCAATCGACGGTTTCCTGGACGCCCTGCTGCGGGGCGAGGACGGATTCAAGGACTTCGGGCGCACGCTCGAACGCTTGGGCGAGGACATGCTCGGCAACCTGTCGCGGATGTTCCGGCAGACGGTCCTGACTCCGGGCGGCGGCGGATGGTCTCAGTTCTCGGCGAACCTGGCCAAGCAGGCAAAAGACGATCCTTGGGGCACCGCCATCGGCGCGGTCGGTGGCGCCTACTCGGGTTGGCAGAACGCTCGCCAAGGCGGCAGCGCGCTCGCCACCGTAGGCAGCTTCGTCGGGTCCGGTGCCTCGATCGGGTCCATGATCATGCCGGGCATTGGAACGGCAGTAGGCGCGGCCGTGGGCGCCGTTGTCGGCATCCTCGTCGCCGCCTTCGCCAGCAAGCCCAAGCCCCCGCAGATCCAGGTCGGCGGCTCGGGCGCGACGATCGACCGCAACGAATACACCGGCTCCACCGCGTTCGGCGCATTCAACGTCAACACGGTCGGCAGCGGCCAGCTTCCGAGTGCGGAAGTCGGCCAGGCGATCGAGCAGTTCGACGAACAGATCGCCAGCTTCCTGTCGCCCGCGCAGATCGACGCCGTGACGGCCCGCCTGCGCACGTTCGAGACCGACCTCAAGAAGGACGCGGCCTCCGTCGAGGAAGTGCTGAAGGCCCGCTTCGGCGCGATCCTGACCACGTTCGATGCCGACGTGCAGCGATTCGTGGGCGGCGCGTCGAAGTTCGAGGACCAGGTGCAGCGCCTGGCCGATGCCGTGGGCGCGCAGGCGACGTTCGACGACCTCGGGCTCGACGTGACCTTCGGCCAGTTCCTCGTGCTCGTCGACGACCTGCAGCGCGCGGGCGAGACCGCCGGCGCGACCATGCAGCGCCTGACCGGTGCCACGCGCATCTTCGCAGACGCGCTCGACTTCATCGGCGCGTCCGTCGAGCAGACCGGGACCGACTTCATCCGGTTCGCGAACGACGTGGCCACGGCTGCCGGCGGGCTGGAGAACGCCACCGCACTGTGGGACCGCTACTTCGGCGTGTTCTACACGGCGGACGAGCGGGCGCAGAAGATGCTCGACAACGCCCTGAGCGCACGAGACAACGCGCTAGCGACGGTCGGGCTCGACACCGGGACGACGCTCGATCAGTTCCGCGCGCTGTTCGAGGCGACGCTCCCGACGCTCTCGGCCGAGGCCGTGGTCCAGTGGCTCCAGGCCGCCAACTCGATCGCCAATGTGATCGACGCGGAGACCGCGCTCAACCAGGTGCGCGGCACCGCGACCGACTCCCTGCTCGCCGATACCGCCCGCATCGCGGAGGACGCGAAAGAGCGGCACAAGGACCTGATGGAGCTGCTCGGGGATGTGCAGTGGGACGACTTCCTCGCCGGCCTGAGCGACATGGACCGCGAACTGGCCGAGACGCACCGCCGGTTCGATGACCTGGTGCAGCGCGCGCGGGACCTGGGGGCGACCGAGGAACAACTCACCACGATCCGCAACGCCGAGCGCAACGCGATCGACCGGCTTACCGCGTCCACGCAGGCCGCCACCGATGCAGCCGCCGAGGCTGCCGATTCCCTGACCGACCGCTACAAGCGCGCGGTCGAGCGGTGGAAGGCGCGCATGGAGGAAATCAAGAACGCGGTGTCGGACATGTTCGACTTCATTCGCGGCCTGGCGCTGAACAAGCAGCTGACGACCCTGACCCCGCAACAGCAGATCGCGAAGGCTGCAGCCGAGTACCAGGCGCTCGTGGCCAAGGCGCAGGGCGGCGACCTGAACGCGTTCCAGTCGCTCCAGTCCGCGACGCAGACCTACCTCGAGCTGGCGCGCGGGTTCTACTCGTCCGGCGACATCTACCAGACGATCTTCGCGGGCATCCAGCAGACGCTGACCGACCTCGCCAACAAGTTCGCCGCGATCGCGAACCAGCCGTTCTCCAACTCCACGCCGAGCTACGACGTGGGCAGTCCGTACATCCCGTACGACCAGACTGCCCGCATTCACCAGGGCGAGATGGTCCTCGATGCGGGCCTGTCATCCCGGTTGCGCAGGTACGGCATCACGACCCAGTCGTCAGGCAGTGACCCGGAAACGAAGACCATGCTGCGCGAGCTGCTGGTGCGCCTGCGGGATGCCGAGATCCGTGACGCACAGCGCGAGGAGCGGTTGATCCGGGCGGTTGAGAAGCTGAGCGTCAACGGCGCGCGTCGGGTCTCGGCGTGAACGTCGATACCTTGGAGTTCCCACACGGAGGCGCCACTCGATGGACCTGAAGTACCTGGACCGGGCATTCGAGACGAAGACCTCGCCAGACGGCACCTTCGAGGGCTACGGCTCCGTCTTCGGGATCGTCGACTCCTACTCCGACATCATCGAGCGGGGCGCATTCCTGGCCTCGCTCGCCTCGTGGCGCGTGAAAGGACGCATGCCGGCGATGCTCTGGCAGCACAAGGGCGACGAGCCGATCGGCGTTTGGCTCGACATGCGGGAGGACGAGCGGGGGCTCAGGGTCCGCGGAAAGCTGCTCAAGGACGACGTGCAGCGCGCGCGCGAGGCCTACGCGCTCATGAAGGCCGGCGCCCTCGATGGGCTGTCGATCGGGTACAGGGTTCCGCCTGGTGGCAGCACGTCGGCTGGCGGCATCCGAACGCTACGCAAACTGGACCTGATGGAGGTGTCTCCTGTCGCCCTCCCCGCTTGCGACGACGCGCGAATCGATGCAGTTCGATCGGCTGGCGAGCTGCGCACGACTGAGGAGATCGTCGGTCTCCTCACTGAGGTCGGCTACTCGCGGTGGCAAGCCGAAGAGATTGCGCAGCGGGCGGTCGGCACGGCTGGGAAGTCCAAGGTCGTGACCACAAGATCCGCCCAAGACCTTTGGAACACCATCAACCGCGACATCGGAGAGCACTTCGCCAGGGTGAGTGCCGAGGTGACCGCCAATCGGATCCTCTCGATCTGCGGTCGGTATTCAGCAAAGTAGCCGACTCACCGGCGTGCCCATGGGAGCACAGAGCCCCCCGCGGCCGCGCAGGTCTACAGCGCCAATTGGAGCCCAGGCTCCGCCGTCGTACGATGCGAGTGCAATCATGCATCGCGCTCGGCAGGAGTGACCCATGACCGTTGATCCTGGTCACGTGAGGGGCCAGCCACCGTTTCGGCTGCCAACGCAGCCGGCTCCGCAACCAAAACCAAAAGGGAACTTCGCTGATGACACCGAAGGGCGAGCAGCGAACGATCTATGAGGCGGGACTCGAGATCGACTATTCAATTCGGTTGCATGAGTTGCAGAGCCGGCTACTGCGTCGATCGCGATTCCTGATCGCGTTCGTACAACTCGGGATTGGATCGGCAGTCATCGCACCGCTCGTGGGCGGCCTCCCGCTGGTCGCCGGCGTAGCAGGTGTTGCGCTCGGGCTGATTACGATTGCGGACGCATTGCTGGACATGCAGACCAGGGCAGCGGCTAGCGAATTTCAGCGGAAGCGACTGAAGCAACTCCGTGGCGCCATGGACGGAAGGTCGTTGGCTGAGATTGATCGAGATATTCAGACCATCGAGGCCGACGACCCAGCCGAAATCGAGTCTCTGCGCGTAGTGGCCTACAACGACGTCGTCCGCCGCTGGTCGCATTTCAACAGGATGCAACCCGAGAGTTGGGCGCAGCGCCTTCTGCGCTGCCTGGCTTAGGTGCCGCCTAAACTTGTGTCCCCGCCGGGCGCCGCGTAGTGTGTATGGACCGCCTGATCCCTCGACGATGAGTTGCAATGATGGCGTTCTGGAAACGCGCAGAGCCCGCGCCTCGACAGCCAGCGCCTCACCCCAAGGTGCTCCTACACAACTTTCGCGAGCTCGCTTCCGAGGTTCCAGACTTTGGCACCGACGCGGCGGGACGAGTAGCCGCGGCCCGATGGCTAGGCCGAGCGGTCGAACTTGTTCGCGTCGCGGACAAGAATGCTGCGGACTCAATTGCGCATCACGCATTCAGGGCTGGGGATACGAATGCGCACGTGCGGCAGTGGGCAGTGAACGGCGCCGTGCTTACGTTCCATTCCGTGCTTGCCAAGCTCGAACTGCAGGTGTCGGCTGATCCTTCGGGAAGCGAAATGTTCGGACCTGGCGCGGTCTATGACTTTGCACGCGCCTTGAGAAGCGTAGTGCAAGGCGCTGAGTCAACGGTACTCTTGATTGACCCGTACCTGGATCAAGGAATCTTTGATCTTCTTGGCGATCTCTTCAAGAACGTGCATACGAAGTTGCTTTGCCGCCAGATGGCGGCTGGAGCGCTGGTACAACTCGCGGGAAGCTTCGTCACACAACACGGCACAAAGGTGGAGATCCGCTCGTCCGCGGATTTGCACGATCGGGTGATCGCGGTCGATGCTCGGACATGCTGGGTCGCCGGTCAGTCATTCAAGGACGCCGCGAAGTCCAAGGCTACCTACCTCGCCCCACTAGAGCCCGCCGTCTCGTTGGAAAAGATTCGTCACTACGACAATGTTTGGACGTTGTCCACGGTGGTCTTCCCATAGCGCTCAGGTGGACGCCGAGCCGGCTGCTTGGCACACGAACGAGGACAAGCGGAAGGCGGTGTTGACGCTGCTGAACGACGCGGAGTGGACGGCGTGGGCAGATCGTGAAATCGCGCGCATCTGCGGCGTTGGGCATCAGATGGTTGCCCCGATCCGATCCTCACTGGTCGTTACGACCAGTGAACGCACTTACACCACTCGCCACGGCACGACCGCAACCATGAACGTCGAGAACATCGGCAAGCGGCGGCAAGTGACCGTTCGCATCAGCTGAGACTCGCGTGCGCCAGCTTCCCGCCATGCCCGATCCCACCCGCTTCCGCTGCCCCATCTGCCGCTGCGCCCAGTACGAGATCGTGTCCGTCCCGACTCCGAAGGGCGAGAACCGGCGCACGCCGTTCTACTCGTGCTGCGGATGCACGGTCATGTTTCGGGATCCAGAGGCGTTCACGAGGTTCGATCCGTCGAGGGTGACGGCGGCGCACACGTCAGGCGGCGCACACGCGCGCTGATTAGCGCCCTGACTCGTGTGATGGGAAGTCTGTCGGAAGATCGTTGAGCGCCTATCGAGTGCGCGTACGCCAACCTCTAGTTCGCGGTTGCCGACTCTGCACGGACGTTGATCTTGAACTCACGTTCGTACCGCTTCCCATCGAGAATTGCGGCGGCCTTGTACATTCCCAGCCCGTGAAGCGCAAATGGCTTTAGCACGCTGATCACGTTCATCCGGTGCGTCATTGAGGGCTTCGTGAGTTGACCAAAGGTCTCTCGCATTTGGACTGTGCCATCGGGTGCGACTAGCTCGAAAGAGCCGTCGAACTGACCTTGACCGTCAACGAAAGTGAAGATGGTCGCAAGTGACGCAAGCGAGACTCCGGTATCCAGCGACTGACCCTCGCCAAGTTTTTCAACGATCAACACGTCGCCACCGTAGATACCGAGCGCCGAGTACCGGTTGCCCATCTCCTGCCGAACGTCCTCGCAGAGAATGAACTGGACCCGCTCGTCCGAGGGATATGTTTTTTCCACTATGACGCCCTCGCCAAGCGATTCGTTCCCGAACTCAGCTCACCAAAGATCACAGATCCAACAGGAGCGCTCGCTCGAAGCTCCAACGGCCCCTTCACAGCTTTACCCACGAGGAATCGCGCAGTCCACTGCGTCCTTGAGTCACTAACGCCCCTGACACAGGCCGCTGAGATGATCAGTCGCCAATCGTCATGCCGGGAAACCGAGTGAGCGAATGGAGTGTGGTTCCGGTAACCATCAAGGTCGGGCAAGACAAAGCGCAAAGCGGCCAAGCTGTCGACTTTGGTTTCAGCAGCTCGCAACTCCTCGAGCGCGGCAAACTTCAACTCTTCAAACGCACTTGTGTTGTGTGCTGCCGCCGTAACCAAAGTCTCATTGTGAACAGTCGCCGCGGAGGAATCTGATTCACGGTTTCGCTGGAGCGTCGAAATTGCACCGAGTGCGTGTACGGCACTCTTGACCTCCTGAGTATCCGGGGCGCGAGACACCTCAGATTGATGAGCACGGATCAAGTAGATCAACAGCGGTGCAAGAAAGACCACAAGTGATGCACAGACAACGACCAAGGCGCGCGGCGCTCCAAGCGAGACCAAGAGCGCGCTCAGCACAACAGTCGCAGCAAATGTGACGATCTCAGCCTTGCTGATTGCGCGGTTTGCGGTGAAAGCAGTCATTTCGGCTTCGCCTCGCGCGAGATCCTAAAGATATCCCTAAGGGACAAGCCACAAAGAGTCACGAATGCCAATATCGCGCCGAACTGGTGGATTTCAACCAGCACCACACCTGCCCAGCCGCGAACGGCGAGCAGATCGGTAATCAAATGGAACACCCAGAAGAACAGCCAAAAGGCCAAACAGACCAAGAAGTCGGACAGAAAGGCAACTAGGTACGGTCGCGTTGACGCCCATACTTCTGCCCAAAAGTTCATCGTGTGTCACCGAAAGGCCCGATCCGCGACGATGCTTACGCCCACAGGGTACACGAAGCAAATCCGTTGTTGCTTCGCTGCCAGGAGTTACCCCCCAGTTACCCAGCCGCAGAATTTGGCCCGGGCGCCGAGGCGCTTTCCCTCGTAAGCCTTTGATCGGGATGGTGCCGACGGAGGGAATTGAACCCCCGACCCACGCATTACGAATGCGTTGCTCTACCAGCTGAGCTACGTCGGCAAATTGTCGATGGGACCCAGGTCCGCGATCGTCGAACGCCCTCCATACCGGAGGTTTACCCAGCGCCGCAGTCCTGCCGGCTTGATAGCCCCCTTGAGTCAAGGGGGCGATCGATCGCGCCCCGCGCGATCGATGGGGGTTGTGGAAGCACGGCGGGCACACGCCCACCAGTCCCCTCTCGGCGCCAGCCGCCCCGCGGCTG